TATGCAGTACATTGAGCCTGAAGCACGATCCGGCGATTGGGAATCCTTTCATCGGAGCTGCCAATGATCTGGATTATCGTTGCTCTCATCCTCGCCGCCCTCTTTGTTCTTTGGGCCGCCTGTGTTATCTCCAGCCGCTGCTCACGCATCGAGGAGCGCCGGCAATTGGCGCAGGATATCGAGAAATTCTTAGAGGGGATCAAGCATGGAAACTAAAGCGGATTACACTGCAGCCCCACCGGTCCCGGCGGTATCCTGCCAGAAGTGCGGCGCGCAGTTAGGCTATATTGTGAATGTCAATGACCGCGCCTGGCTGCGCGTGGGCTGCCTGGCTCTGTACGCCGCGCACGGCAAGTGCCAGTGCGGGCAGGAATGGCACTGGACTTCTACCGACGCCCTGCTGCAAAAGATACTGGAGCGGGCAAAGGGCGTTGATTTTGTGAAAAAAGACGCTATAATCAAATAGATAGCGGTACGCCGGCTTTGCGCCCGGCCTTGTGCCTAGCGGCAGTTGGCTTTACGCCCCAACACATCAACTTTGGTGTGTTGGGGCGTAACTGTTTAACCTCTTTGGATTGGAGCATCCCATGAAAACTCGGACATTCTTCTCAATGTGCATTGTGCTGATCTTGTGCACCCTGCTTACAGCGCCGGCTTTAGCATTCGCACCAGGTGCCGCGCTTCCCGAGGATTCCCCGCCTGTCCATGTGCCGGAAGCCGTCTTGCTGCTGATTCCCGTACTGGTGGGGTCGATTGGCATCCCGGTGATCAACTGGCTCAAATTGCAATTTGGCTGGACGAAACCGGAAGACAAGCCCAAAAACCTATGGCTCTCTTTCGGCGTCTCGATGGCCCTGGCGATCATCGCCCTATTGATTACTGGTTCGTTTGTTCCCTTGACTGGCCCGAATACATTTGTTGCCTGGATCTCGCTGGCATTCACCGTCGCCACCCTAATTTATAAATCAATGCAGCCGCCGGCTGAGCCCACGCCGTCATGATTGACCAGCTCACGCGGGATATTGTAGCCGGAGTCATTGTAGCCGGTGGTTTGTTCGTGATGATCCTATCGTTGCGCATGTATCGCGCATGCAAACAGCATTACCGCTGGATCTTCCTGGTCAAGGCATTGGCCGGTTTTGGTTTTGCGGTTATGTTTACGCTCAGCCTGCTGCGCCTGTATAACGGCGCGGATATTGTTGATCCAATCATTGGCCGCCCGGTGATTATCATTGCACTCCTGGCCCTGGCGCTGGGAGCAACACAAAACTACAAAACCACCGGGGGCTGCCCATGACAACCAGCGATCTGATATCGATTATTTCCGCGCTGATTGCATTGGGCGCTGTAATTGTGGCCTGGAGAAAGATTGGACCGGAAACGACCCAGGCGAATGCCGCAGCTGCCAAAGGTTTTATGGAAGCGGCGCAGATTGCCGCCGGCCAGGTGGTCGATACCCAAAAGGAGCTGATCGAGTGGAAGCAGCGCGTCGAGAGGCTGGAGGCGGCGCTGGAGATCAAGGACCGCCGGATTGATGAACTGGAGGCAGCCGGGCGAGAAAAGGATTTCAAGATCAAGGCGCTGCAGTGCGAGGTCAACGAGCTGAGGGAGAAGATCTCGCAGCTTGAGGAAAAGAGATAAGCGAGGCCCCTTGAGTGAATAAGCGACAGGCTGAATTTGTTCGCCAATATTTGATCGATTTCAACGCAACCCGAGCTGCACGAGACTCGGGTTATTCTCATAGATCAGCGCGGGCTATTGGCCAAGAAAACCTTACAAAACCTGACATTAAAGCGGCCATTGAAGAAAAAATAGCCGATCGTAACGAGGTTTTATCTGGCTTGACCGAGATTTCTCGCTGCAGCATGGCCAACCTCGTTGCGCTTGAAGATGACGTTGCCCGGATCCAACTGACCGTAGAAGATCCGGTGACCCATGAGATCAAACTCAATCCGAATGTGAAATTCATCAAGAAGTTAAAGCAGAAAGTCACCCGGATTATTCCTAAGAATAAATTTGAAGATACCCAGGAGATTGTCGAAACCAACATCGAGCTTTACAGCAAGCATGATGCCTTGCGTGATCTGGGTAAATATCACGGTCTGTTTATTGATAAGACCGATCTAACCACCAATGGCAAAGACCTACCCGCTGCCGTTGTCAATGTCTACATCCCCGCCAATGGCCGCGAATCAAGTTAGCCTGGAGATCCGCCCCCAGCCCCGGCAAGAGATCTTCCTGAGCTCGCCGGCAGATATCGCCATATTTGGCGGCGCTGCCGGCGGTGGTAAAACTTGGTCTATCTTGTTGGAGCCGCTGCGCCATAAGGATAATAAAGACTTTGGCGCGGTCATTTTCCGGCGTTCGATCGCTGAAATCGTCAAAGAGGGCGGGCTGTGGGATGAGGCGCAAAAGCTGTATCCCCTACTGGGCGCGGTCAGCAACGAGAACGAACACCAATTCACCTTTTCTCAGGGTTCGCGCGTTACCTTTGGCCATTTGCAGTATGACAACACGGTCAACGATTGGAAAAGCGCTCAGATCCCGCTGATCGAGTTCGACCAGTTGGAGACCTTTACCGAGCACCAATTTTTCTACATGATGAGCCGTAACCGTTCCACCAGCGGCGTGCGGCCTTACATCCGGGCCACGGCAAACCCTGAGCCGGGTTGGTTGGCCAATTTCCTGGATTGGTGGATTGGCGAGGATGGCTACGCCCGGCTGGATCGGGTTGGCAAGATCCGCTGGATGATCCGGCGTAACGACCTGATTATCTGGGCCGATACGCGCGAGGAGCTGGTCGACAAATACTCAGACAGCCTGCCTAAGTCGGTGACCTTTATCCTATCCACGGTTTATGACAATAAGATCCTGCTGGAAAAGGACCCCGGCTATCTTGCTAACCTGCAAGCTCTGCCGCTGGTAGACCGCGAGCGGCTGTTGGGCGACCAGGACCGCGGCGGAAACTGGAAGGTCAAGCCGGCGGCCGGCAAGGTCTTCAACCGTGCATGGTTTAAGGTGATCCCGCTCAACCAGGTGCCGGCCGGCGGCGTGGCGGCCAGGCGCTGGGACTTTGCGGCGACTGAAAAAGAGTTAAACAAAGCCGACCCGGATTTTACCGCCTCTGCCCTGCTGCTGGCCGTGAATAATAACTTTTATTTTCTGGATGTAACCGCTGAGCAACTGTCGCCCTCAAAGATCGATTCGTATTTTGAGAACATCACGCGCCAGGATGTGGCCCGCTTCGCCAGGGAGAAGCGTCGCTATCTGTGCCGTTGGGAGCAAGAGCCCGGCAGTGCCGGCAAGCGGGAAAGCTGGCGCATGGTGGTACGGCTGGCCGGCGTAGATGCCAAAGGCCTGGCGCCGATCCATGACAAACTGACCCGCGCCAAGCCGCTGGCCACGATGGCCGAAAATGGACAGAATGTGTATGTGGTCGAAGGGCCATGGAATGAAATGTTTTTAAACCACATGCACGGGCAGCCCGAACTGCCGCATGATGATGTGATGGACGCGGCCGGCGGAGCGTTTACGGATGTGACCAAGCCAGAGCCACGGGCAGTAACCCAGTCCAGCTATAACCGATAAGGATAAACCCTATGCCACAAGCCGACATCAAACGAGTGTTTGACACCATCAAAGCCAAGCGCCAGACGTACACGGATAACTTTGATTATTACGACGGCGACCAGCCTGTGATGTACTCTACCCAGGCGCTGCGCGAAGTGTTCCGCAACCTGGATGCGCGCTTTACGATCAACTTTTGTGCCGTGGTGATCGATGCGGTTAAGGAGCGGATTGCTTTTCGCGGCTTTTCCAGCAAGGATAAGACCGCCTCCACTGCCCTGGTGGATCTGGTCGCTGAGCAAGACCTGCTGAATGAGGCTGACGAAACCCACGAGGCCGCTCTGGTGTGCGGCGAGGCCTTTGTGATTGTCTGGCCGCAGCTGGACGCCAACCGTCAGACCACCGGCAAGGCCGAGGTTTTCTACAACGACCCGCGCAATGTGGCCATGTTTTATGATCCGGCCAATCCAAAGCTGCCGGCCTTTGCGGGTAAGATGTGGTGTGATGATGCCCAGTATCATCACATGACCATTTACTACCCGGATCACCTTGAGTATTACATCACCTCGAAAGCCTCCGAAACGAAGAGCGGCGCGGATGTGGAGGATAAGTCTTTTGTACCGGACACGCAGCGCACGGGCGTAGTGCTGAATGGCAACGAAATCACCTGGCCCGAGAATCCCTATGTCCCGGATCTGCCCGTGTTTCACTTCCAGACCGAGAAGCGGGTCGTGAAGAGCGATATTAAGAATGTCATCCCGCTGCAAAACGGCATGAATAAGCTGATGGCCGACATGATGATCACCAGTGAATTCATGGCCTGGCCGCAGCGCTATATTATCAGTCACACCGATACAGCCTCGCTGCAAGTCAAGCCCGGTACGTTCCTGAGCATCCCGGCCAGCGAAGTCGGCGAGCAGGCGGCCAGCGCCGGCGAATTCAAAGCGGCAGAGTTGTCCAATTACATGTCCAGTGTGGATAAGCTAATCGGCTACACCAGCTCGATCACCAACACGCCCAAACATTACTTTGACCCCTCTTCCAATGCCCCCAGCGGAGAGGCCCTGATAGCGATGGAAGCGCCGCTCAACAAAAAAGCTAAGGACCGCATTGACAAGTTTGCGCCGGTCTGGCAGCGCGTGGCAGCCTTTGCTTTGCGCATCCAGGGCACGGCCATCAATCCGCGCGATATCACCGCAACTTTTGACGCCCCTGAAACCGTGCAGCCTAAGACCCAGGCGGACATTATCAAGACCAGTGTCGACTCGGGTATCCCGCTGGAAACCGCACTGGAGCACGCCGGGTGGTCTGAGGCTGAAATCGATAAGATGAGCAAATTGAAGGATGAGGCCGATAAAAAGGCCCAGACCAGCCTGGCCAATGCCTTACTGGAAGCGGAGCGCAATTCGAAAACCCAACCCATGCCCCAGAATCGGGGCCCCTTGCCGCAAAACGGCAGCAATCAACCAATAGGAGCGTGAAATGGCGGAATTAACTATTTTTCAAATGGCGATGGCCAACGGCGGAATAAAAAATATTGACGTTGCCCCGGTGCTGACCGTACACGCCAATTATGCTGCCGGCGATTATGTTGGCACCAGCGGCGTGGCTATGGAGTTCGCACTGGCAGCCCGCAAGAAGGGCGGCAGCGGCATTATCATGGGCGCTAAGCTGATCGACTCGGTGCTCGCCTCAGTGGCAGCTGAGCTTTGGCTGTTTGATACTGCGATCACCCCGCCGGCCGATAGTGCGGCCTGGACGTTATCGGATGCGCATGCCAAGCGGCTGATTGGGGTGATTCCTTTTTCAACCTACTATGCCAGCGCGCTAAACTCGTTTTCTTTTGGCAAGCCAGAAAACCCGTTTCTCTTTACCTGCCTGGCCGCTTCGCAGTCGCTGTATGGCTGCCTAGTGACTCGCGGCGCGCCGGCGTATGCCGCTGATGGCGATGTGGTGATCGGCCTATCGGTTATGCAGGTCTAATGCCTGAGCCGCGCGTCATCCAGGCAATCAACGAACAGCGTGCCAAACTTCTGGAGCGCGAGGCTGAGACCATGCGGGCCATGGCCTCACGCTGGATGGCCGTGGAGACCTCGCTTAAAGCGGACATGCTGGAGCTGTCCATGCACCTGGAGGAGCTGCGCGCCAAAGGCGAGACCATATCTGTGGCCCGCTTGATGCAGATGGACCGCTATAAGGCCCTGATCGCCGATGCCCGCCGGGAGCATGCCCAGTATGCCCTGTGGGCATCCAACGGCATTGCGGATGATCAGCGCTTCCTGGTCGCCCAGGGTGTGACGGATGCCCAGCAGCTGATCACCGCCGCCGGCATGGATGCCAGAATTGTCAACATGGTTTTTGACCGGATCAATGTTTCTGCGGTTGAATTCATAGCCGGCTTCGCCGCTGACGGCACGCCGCTGCATGATCTGCTGCGAGCCTCCTACCCGGAGAGCGTGGTCAGGTTGACCGACGCGCTGGTGCAGGGCCTGGCCAAAGGCACAGGCCCGCGTGCAACCGCCTCAATCATGGCGGAGAGTATGGCCGGCAACCTGGACCGGGCCCTGTTGATTGCCCGTACTGAGCAGCTGCGGGCCCTACGCGCCGGCAACCTGGAGCAAATGAAAGAGTCGAACGTGGTCAAAGGTTACATCCGCCGGGCCCAGCGCAATGCCACGGTCTGCCCGGCCTGTCTGGCGCTGGATGGCACTTTTCAAAAAACAGCTGAGATTTTTGCGTCGCACCCGGCATGCCAGTGCTATTCTCAGCCTGTGCTGCGTTTTGGCAAGACGCCGGCTTTCCCTTCCGGGCCGGAATGGTTTGATGATCAGCCCGAAAAGGTACAGCGCTCTATTTTGGGGCCGGGCAAGTTTCAGATTTATAAAGATGGTAATTTGGATTGGGGATCGGTGGCCAAAGTGCATGAAGATGCAACCTGGGGGCCGACGATCCGGCAGGGCACGCTGGCGGAGATCTTGCGGTGACTTACTGGGTGCGGTTTGGCGGTGTCTGGTATGACTTTACTAGTATCCACAACCGTCAGTTGGTCGCTCCCTTTGCTATTCGCCGTTCAGCAAATCCAGCAGGTCCTTTGGTATCTCGACCTGGTGACTTTGCGGCCGGCCCTCATCAAAGCCCATACTGGAAGCGGCCACGATCTCAATACCCGGTTCGCCGCACAGGGAGTCCATTGCGTAAAACGGGTTGCACTTGAGATGCTGCCGGATGAAGGTCTCCACCGCGCCCGGATCCCAAAACTGGCGCGCACTGATGTTGGTGCGAGCCAGGAGAACCATTTGTTTACAGAACGTGCAGCGGATGTAAAGGCGGTCAGTGTGTGCGATGAGCAGATTATACCCCTACTCCTGAAGCACTGATTGATTTTGTGAAAAAAGGCGCTATAATAATAAACAAATAAGCGGTATGCCGGCCTTGCGACCGGCCCAGGCCTAGCGGCAGTTGGAATTACGCCCCAACAACTCATACGTGAGTTGTTGGGGCTTTTTGTTTAACTCATTTTCGGGCGAGATGCCACAAGGATAGGCGAGATGCCAGCAGATTTAGCACAGCAAGCGCAAACGCAGCAACCTCAAACCCCGGCCCCGGCGGGTGAGACACCACAGCCGGAACCGATCAAGTTTGATGAATGGATCAACTCGCAGGACGCGGCAGTCCTGGCGGCCTACCAGGAACATACGGCGGGGCTGCAGAACACGGTCAAAGCGACGCGGAAAGAGCGAGATGAGCTTTCCAAGCAAATCGCATCCCTGACCGCGCAGGCCGCCAAAGGCAGCGATCTGGAAAAGTCGCTGCAGGCACTGCAGGGCGAGCTTGAGGCCACCAACCGGCGCGCCTCATTTGTCGAGGAGGCTGTCAAGCCTGAGATTGGCTGCAGCAACCCTAAGGCCGCTTTTGCCATTGCCCAGGCTGATGGATTATTCAGCAAGAGCGGGGCCCCGGATTGGAACGCAATCAAGGCTGCCGCCCCAGAATTGTTTCAGAAAAAATCAGCCACCCCCGCCGGCGATGGTGGGAGTGGATCCAGGACCGGGACTACCGCGGCAATGACGATGGATGATCGTATTCGCAGCATGGCAGGCATCCGGTAAACCAAGGAGCTTACAATGGGTTACAGTGCTGTAATTAACCGCTCCGATGCGGCCGGGATTGTCCCGGTCGAAACCAGCATGGAGCTGATCAACACCGTGGCGACCGAATCCAGCCACGTGATGCGCCTTTCCCGCCGGCTGCGCGATATGTCGATTTATGAAACCGACATGCCTGTGCTTTCAGCCCTGGCGACCGCCTATTTCCCGGACGGCGATACCGGCCTGGTTGAGACCTCTGAGGTCAACTGGTCCAATGTCAACGTGTACGCCAAAGACCTGGCCGTACTCGTGCCCATCCCGAAAAATGTCCTTTCCGATGCCCGCGTCCCGATCTGGACCGAGATCATGCCGATCATGCGCACCGCTGCCGGCGCCGCGATTGACAAAGCCATGCTCTACGGGACCAACAAACCCACCGCCTGGCCTTCTGCTATCATCACCGGCGCCGCGGCTGCCTCTCATAACATCAGCCTGGCCGCTTTCCCGGATGCGTATGACGCTTTCCTGGGCGAGAACGGTCTGTTCGGCCTGGTGGAAGCGGACGGCTTTGGCGTAACCGGTGTGATTGCCGAGCTGCCCCTGAAAGCCGTGCTACGAGGCACGCGCGATTCGGTTGGCCAGCCAATCTTTACCCGCGATCCATCTGTCGCCAACCAGTATATTCTGGACGGCGTGCCCACCTCATTCCCGATGAACGGCGCCGGGTCTTCGACCTACAAGGCCATTGCCGGGGATTGGAGCCAGCTGGTTTATTCCATGCGGGCTGACATCAACTTTGATGTCTTCACCGAAGGCGTAATCCAGGACGCCGGCGGCAATATCGTCTTCAACCTCATGCAGCAGCGCATGGCCGCCATGATGCTGACCATGCGGTTGGGCTTTGCCCTGCCGAACCCGATCAACTGGGTCAATTCAAGCTCTGTGACCCGCTACCCCTTCAGCTACATGACCGCCTAAGCGGTCTGTATACAAACAACCGTCCCATGATTGGAAGGTTACCATGTCTCTTTTCCCTGTAAACGTTGAACTGGCCCTGTCTGGCATTCCGCGCGGCAAAGGTTCCAAAATCTTTGTAGTGGACGCCGCTAACGGCTCCGACTCAAATTCGGGTCTGAAGTGGGAATTGCCCCTGGCTACCATCGCCGCGGCTTACGCCAAATGCGTGGCCAACCGCAATGATGTGGTGCTGGTTGTCGGCGGCGCATCCGGCAATACCCTAAGCGCGGCCCTCACCTGGGCCAAATCGTACACGCACCTGATCGGTCTGTGCGCTCCCACGCGCATGGCCCAGCGGGCGCGCATCTTCCAGTTGTCGACCCTGACCGGGGCCTCTCCGCTGATCACGATCAGCGCCTCGGGGTGCATCTTCAAGGATCTCTATATCTTCCAGGGTGTGGACGATGCTACCAGTCTGATCAACGTCTCGGTCACCGGCGGGCGCAATTACTTTGAGAATGTGCACTTCGCCGGCGGCGGGCATGCCTCTCAGGCCATCGACGGCGGGGCATCGCTCAAGCTGGACGGCGCCGAGGAAAACACCTTTGTGCGCTGCACAATCGGTGTAGATACGGTGGATGCCGGCACCGGCATGGCCGGGATCCTGTTTGACGGTGAAGCGCACCGTAATACCTTTGATAACTGCGTGATCCGCATGCGCGCCGGCAATGCCGGGGCTATTTTTGCCGAAGTTGCCGACGCCACCGGTATTGACCGGGATACCCTGTTTATTGGCTGCACGTTCCTCAACAACTCCGCTACCTCCCTGACCAGCGGATTTGCCATTCCGGCCGGCATGGGCGCGCCCCGCAAGCTGCTGTTGAAAGACTGCATGCTGCTGGGCTGCACCAAGCTGGACGCGAATGACCGCGGCGTGCTCTACGGCAATATGAACGCCGTTACCGCCGCCGATCTGGCCGGCGTGGCCGTGCAACTGGTTGTCTAATCTCACTTAAACCGGGCGGGTGAAATTCCCGCCCGAGGAGCAATCTCATGTCTTTTGCAGATGGTTATGTTGAAATCCCCCTGGCCGGCAATGCTCTATTCGCCGGCGGCGAAGTTGGATCGCTGCTCAATCCTGAAGGCGTGCCGCTGATCATCACGGATGTCAAGCTCTACGTTGACACCCCTTCTACTGGCGGCGCTAACCTGAATGTGGGTATTGCCGCGGCCGCCACCACCAGCGACACTGATATGATCAATGCCCTGGCCGTCAATGGGGCGATCACCGGCAAGGCCTATCACGGCATGACCGCCCTGGCCGCCAAGGGCGAGGCCCAGGTCTGGGGCGCCACCGAATACATCACGGCCACCGGCTCAGCCTCGACGGTTGGCTTTGCGGGCAGCCTGTTCGTGTCTTATATCCGGGCCTAGTCCATGACTGCCACTGCCGCGCAGATCGCCACACTCAGGCGCTTGACGGATGAGCCTACCACCGCCACCTACTCAGACGTGCAGATGCAGGCCTTTATCGAGGCCTACCCGCTGGTAGATGAGCTGGGCACCATCCCCTACTCCTGGGACCTATCCACCGACCCGCCAACCAAGATCAGTACCCCGCAGTGGATACCGACCTACGACATTAACGCAGCGGCGGGCGACGTGTGGAGCGAGAAAGCCGCGGCACTGGCCGAGCTGTACACGTTCAACGCAGACGGCGGGAGCTATCAGATGAGCGAGAAATTTGAGCACTATCAAAAGATGGCAAAATCTTTTCGCTCCCGCCGTGCACTGCGCCAGATTCCCATGACTCGAGGCCTGTAGATGTTTACCGCCGGTGATCTCGCCAACATGCAGGCCGCCCAAACCGCAGCAATGCAGGACACTTGCGTGATCCAATCCTATGCCCGCACCCTGGACTCCTACGGCAGCCCGGCGGTGACCTATACAGATGGATCTGCCATTGCCTGCGGCGTGGAGATGACCAGCGGCCGGGAGAATCGCCGCACGGATCTGACGGCCGAACGCATCGATGCTACCATCCGCCTGCCGATTGCAACCAGCATCAAGGCCACTGACCGGATCAAGGTTACCCACCGTTATGGTGTGGCTGCGGCCCAGGTCTACGAGGTGGTGGGTGAGGTGAGGCGCGGGCCTTCCGGGCTGCGGGTCGATGTACTGGCGGTGAACCCATGAGCAAGTCAACCGTCACCCTAGAGGGCTTTGATACGTTTGCGCGCGATATGCGCAAACTGTCCAGTGCTGCCAAGAGTGAGGCCATGGGCGATTCGCTGGAAGCCGGCGCCTGGGTGATCGTTTCACGCGCCCAGGAGCTGGTGCGCACGCAGCTCAACAAGCACCCGCTGGGCAACCTGGTCAATAATATCGGGATCCGCAAGGAAGGCGGGGCAGTGCTGGCCGGTGTCTTTGGCGTGATCTATGCCAAGATCCACGAGTTTGGCGGGGTGATCACGCCGCGCAGCAAAAAATATCTGGCTTTCCAGGTGGATGGCCAGTGGGTTTACACCAAGAAATCTGTCATCCCGGCCCGGCCGTATTTGCGGCCGGCGGTGGATAACAACCTGGATGAGATCAAGCAGGCGATCATCGACGCGCTGCGCGGCCTGCTGCAAGGGGCAATCTAATGGCCATCGATGTGGAACAGGCCCTGGTTTACAAGCTGGTCAATACCACGGCTGTCTCCAATCTGGTCGGCACGCGGGTGCATGCGCTCAGGCTGCCGGACACGGCGACCCTGCCGGCGGTGACATACCAGGAGATCAGTGCCCCGATCGAGGCCACGCACGACGAAGCCACAACCAATGCCCTGACCCATTCCCGCCACCAGTTTAGTGCCTGGGCCACGAGTTACAGCGCCTGTGTTGCACTGGCTAAAGCCATTTTTGACACGCTGCATGGCTTTTCCGGGGTGGTGACCAGCGGGGCAGACAGTTTTACCATCCAGGCCTGCCTGCGGGCAGCCCGGCGCAAAGACTTCGACCCGGAAACGGGTTTGTACTGGATCAGCCAGGACTTTATCACCTGGTACGAGGAGTAACCTATGACAGCAATTACCGGGAAAAAGTCGGCATTTGGAGCCATCCTTAAGGCTGACGCCCTGGCCGGCGACGGCGCCGGGACATATCGCAATGTGGCCAATATTCGGGCACTGAAAGGGCCGGGAATCACATTGGATTTGGCCGATGTCACTACCCACGATTCGACCGGAGGGTGGGAGGAATTGGTGGCCACCATCCTGCGCACTGGTGAAGTTACCGTAGGGATTGTATATGACCCTGGTGCGGTATCGATCAAATATACCAATGGCCTGCTTGGAAAAATGGCGGCCAAAACCCTGGAAGGCTTCAAGATTTATTTTAACGACGATACGGTGGAAGCCTCCAGGACGATTTGGAGTTTCAACGCATATATTACCGGGTTTGAACCCACCGCCCCGGTTGATGGCGATCTTTCCGCTGACATGAAGTTAAAAATCAGCGGGGCCCCTACTCTGGTGTGATGAGGACCTAATCAATGGCTAAAGGTGCAGCTTTTGGGACTACGTTCAAAATTACTGGCGGCACGGATGTCGGTAATATCAAGTCAGTTAAAGGACCGGGGATCTCGTTAGATTTGGCGGATGTCACCACTCATGACTCGACAGGGGCGTGGGAGGAAAGCGTGGCCACCATCCTGCGGTCTGGCGAGACTACTCTGGAAATGGAGTATGACCCTGCCAATGCCCAGATCAAGAATTCAGCCGGCGGATTGCTTTACTTGCTGACCACGCGGGCAAGCGCCAGTTTCACAATCACATTTCCTTCAACCGCCGCGATTGTGTATACCGGATGGGTAACCGGATTTGAGCCAGACGCGGCAGCGGACGGATCGTTGAAATGCAGCGTCAAAGTGAAACCCACTGGCGCCGTTACTCTGCCGTAAAAGGAAAATCAATGCTCAGCAAAAAACAAATTCTTGCAGCACCCGATATCAAAAGCGAGCTGGTCCACGTCCCAGAGTGGGGCGGGGATGTCATGGTATATGGCATGACTGGCAGCCAGCGGGATGAGTTTGAGGGGTCAATCGTTGAAATGAAGGGCGCAACCCAGACCCTGCATATGCATAACATCCGGGCAAAACTCTGCAGCCTCACCATTCGTGACGAGGACGGCCGGCGCATGTTTGACAGTGACGAGATTGATGAACTGGGTGCCAAGAGCGCCCAGGCTTTGCAGCGCATCTTCGAGGTTGCCCAGCGGCTTTCCGGCCTGACTCCGGCGGATGTGGAGGACCTGGCAAAAAACTTAAAGAGCGGGGGGAACGGCGTTTCTGGTTCCGCCTCGCCGGTCACCTGAAATGCACGGTCGCAGAACTCCAGAGGCGCATGAGTTCTTTGGAGTTTTCAGAATGGGTCGAGTTCTACAAACTGGAGCCATTTGGCCGGGACGCTGATTTTCAAGGGCACGCCCAGACCGCGGCAATGATTTACAACGTCAACCGCGGCAAGGATGACAAGCCGCTTAAGGTTGAAGACCTGATGCCCAAGGAGCCCGCGCCGCCGCAGACTGTCAGCCAGATGAAGCAATTCGCCGAAATGATGACCATTGCACTGGGCGGGGTCATCGAGGAAAAATAATGGGCTCAATCTGGGATCTCTTTGTCAAACTCGGAATAGATACCAAGCAATTCCAGGAAGGCGTTGAAGGCGCAGAGGGCAAAGCCTCAGCCGCCGGCAAGTCGATTGTCGGCAGCCTGTCAGCTGTGGGTGGGGCCGTGGTTACCGGCGCCCTGGCCGCGGCCGGCGCCGGCGTGGTAGCGCTGGGTGGGTTTTTGGCGACCTCGACCAAAGCGGCCGCTGATGCTGAAGGCATCCAGGCGCAACTCGTAGCCGTTTTACGCTCAACTGGCGGCGTTGCCGGTGTAACGGCTCAGCAGGTCAATGCCCTGGCAACCTCCTTTGGCAAAACCACCAAGTTTGAAGATGACGCCATTGTCGCCGGTGAGAATTTACTGCTAACCTTTACGAGCATCGGCAAGGATGTTTTCCCCCTGGCCACGCAAACCATGCTGGACATGAGTCAGGCCCTCGGGCAGGACATGAAATCCAGTGCAGTCCAATTGGGCAAGGCCCTCAATAACCCTATCGATGGCATCTCCGCCCTATCTCGGGTGGGCGTGGCTTTTACCGATCAGCAAAAGAAACAAATTGAGGCCATGCAGAAAGCCGGCAACATCGCCGGCGCTCAAGCCATCATCCTGAAGGAACTGCAAACCGAATTCGGCGGTGCAGCTGAGGCGGCAGGGAATACATTCTCGGGCTCCCTGGTTATTCTGAAGAACACTTTTGGCAATCTCCAGGAAACAATTGGCGGCGCAATCCTGCCCCTGCTTGGATCTCTCGCCGCAACCATGAGCGAAAAACTTGCCGACCCTGCCGTACAGGCGGCCGTTGAGGGCATAGCCGACGCGGTTTTTACTTTTGCCTCGAATGTGATCGATGGTATCCCCCAGGTCATCACCTGGTTTCAGCAGGTCGGCACCTGGCTCTCCGAGAACGAAGGCGTGATCGTGGGCGTCTTTGCTGCGTTGGGCGCGGCGGTTGTGGCCTGGGCCGGCACCACTATCGCGGCCATGGCCCCGGTGATCGCCTCCATGCTGCCAGTGATCGCAGTTATGGCCGCCATCGGCGTGGCGGCCTATGCTCTGTACGAAGCCTGGACAAACAACTGGGGGGGGATACGGGAAACCGTTGCAACCATCACGGCGTGGATACAGCAAACGGTTGGCCAATTCCTTTCGACCATTCAGAACTGGTGGGCCGAAAACGGCGCGTCTATCCTGGCCGCGGTTAATTCAGCCTGGGGCACGGTGCAATCGGTGATCTCCAGTGTGGCCAGCACCATTCAGAGCCTTGTGGGTGCCTTTCTGGCCGCGGTACAAAACTTTTGGGACCAGAACGGCGCGGCTATTCTAGCTGCGGCCACTACAGCGTGGAACGCTATCCTTGCGATTGTAGAAACAGTGACCAATGTCATAAAATCCGTGGTCGCCGCGTTCCGCTCTGCCTTCGAGGGTGATTGGCGTGGCTTTGGTGAACATCTACGCGAGGCCTGGGATACCGCATGGAATGCGATCAAAGGCGCGGTCGAAATGATCTGGCCGGTGATCAAGGGGTTTATTATCAACGCCGGCACCTCGATCATCACCTGGTTTCAAACCCAGGACTGGGGCGCGATTGGCCGTAATATCATCGAGGGCATTGGCAACGGGATCCGCAATGCTATCGGCTGGCTGGCCGACCAGGCGCGCGCGGCGGCCCAGGCAGCCCTTGACGCTGCCAAAGGGTTCCTGGGCATCCAATCCCCCAGCAAAGCCTTTATGGCAGTTGGCCAAAATATGATGCTGGGCATGGCGGTGGGCATCGAACAGGCTTCTGGTGCGCCTCAGAAGGCCGTCACCCAGGCCGCGGCCAACTCTTACAGCCGGGTGACCAATATCAACGTCTCGCCCCATTACTACAAGGGCGATGAGCCCAGTCTCTCCCAGGAGCTATCCATGATCGCAGCACTGGCGGCGTACTGATGACAGACATATCGATTATCGTGGGTGGGGTTGAAACCCTGCTGCCCTCCCTGGGCGCGCTGGTCAGTCATACCGGCTGGGGTATGCCGCCCATAGACATTTACACCACGCGCGCGCCCGGCCAGCACGGTGACACCTGGGGCGGGTATGCCCTGGCCCCGCGCTTTGCCTCGTTAGTATTCAAAATGAAGCAAAGCGAGCTGCCGGCAATGTACACCCTGCGTGCGCAGCTGATGGCCTTATTCAGCCCGCTTTATCCCAAGATTATCGTCAAGTTTGTGACCCTGGAAGGCACGCGCTATTTTGACTGCCACCTGCCGGGCGGGATGGTCATGGATTGGGATGTGCAGGACTGGGCAGCCCAGGGCGTGGCCGTACCGTTGATGTGCAATGACTCCACCTGCTACGATCCCACCGGCCTGGCCTGGACTTTCTCTTTAGGCGGTGGCGCGGATAGTTTTGTGGTGCCGTATGCCGTTCCCTACACAATGGGCGCGTCGGTGATCAACCAGTCGCAGATCATCACCTATCCTGGCACATGGGGCACCTTCCCGCTGATCCGCATTACCGGGCCGATTGCCAATGCCAAGATTACCAATAGCGGCACCAACGAGGTGCTGGACTTTACCGGCACGACGATTGCCGCCGGCGATTACTATGACATCGATTGCCGCTTTGGGCTGAAGACGGTAACGGACAGTGCCGGCGCTTACAAAAATGACGATCTGGTCAATTCGCAGTTAAACACATTTCATATCGGCGCGGCCCCAGAAGTGGCCGGCGGGATCAATTCAATCAACGTTTCAGGCAGTGCCGTCACCGAGGCGAGCAAAGTAGAAATATCCGCGCTGGTGAGGCATCTGGGAGTATAGGAGGATTATATGTCGGAGTTTTCGGGACACTGGACCACAGACGCGGCGACCCCGGAAGGGCACCAGCAAGCAAGCTACACTCAGGCGCAAAACAGCACCATTCAGAAGGTCCTGGCAGCCTGCGCCGGCTTTGAAGGCGTGGCCGCCGGATATCTGAATTCATTGGCTGGCACGGTCACCGGCGCCAATACCGTTGCGATCAACACCGGCGGCGGGGTGGTGGATGGCAAGGTCTACCAAAATGATGCCTCGTTGAATGTGAATGTGCCATCGGCAGTTGGGGGAGGCAACACAAGAATCGATAGGATTGTGCTGCGCGCATCCTGGGCAGCCTTTACGGTGGTAGTCACACGCATCGCTGGCACAGACGCGGCTAGCCCGGTGGCACCGGCCATCACCCAGACCAGCGGTACCACGTATGACATCATGCTCTATCAGGCGCTTGTCACAACCGCCGGTGCGGTGACGCTGACGGATGAACGGGTATACGGCAAGGTGGCTACTGGAGGTATCACGGACGGGGCGGTAACCACCGCAAAAATAGCCGCCAGCCAAATCACCAACGCCCTTATGGCTGACGACGCGATTGACTCGGCTGAAATTGCGGATGGTGCCGTTGATCTGGTGCACATGAGTGCCAACAGCGTGGATTCTACCCAATATGTAGATGGCTCGATTGATTATGAGCACCTATCTGCGGGCGCTAATAAACTGACCAATCGAATCGGCAATAGCGCCTCTGATTGGCTGCCGGCTGGAGTCACCGAATACACCCCATCTTCCGTAAGAATGCAGTGTGGAGTAGGAACAACCGGTGCGCCTGGATCGTTGGCTATTACTTTTCCAGTCGCTTTTTCTGGGTCGCCCCTTGTTTTTGTGACGGTTTTAGGGTCTAACGTGGCCGCTTATGTTGATCCAAGCACAACGTCGGCGGGTTGCACAATCTATACAACTGACCTGGCCGGAACTGCTGTTGGCGTGAAAAATGTGCAATGGATTGCCATAGGCCCCGCCTGATGACCCGTCGCTCCTTCCTCCTCTCCGCACTGGCCTCAGCTGCCGCTCTGTTCCTGCTTAGGATCAAAGGCGGCTCAACCGCGCGCGCAGAGGATGCGCCGCCCGCCGGCCAATGCCCCATGAGCGTGCCGTACACCATCGCCGCGGATCCGCCCAAGAAATACATCTTTCTCCCGGCGGTGAATAGATAATGGCAAGCAATTTTGAGCTGCGCATCCTCACCGCCGCCGGCGTGCTCCAGCACCAGCTGGCCGCCAATCCCGGCGGGGACGACCTGACCAAAACAGGCTTTTTAGAGCTGGCCTATGTCAACCAGGTCAATGCCTACGGCGCTTGCAGCTTTGTGCTGCCTGATCCGCATGACGCCCTGGCCAGCCTGACCGAGCGCTGCCAGATCGAGGTGTGGCGCGCAGATCCTGATAACGGCATTGCGCAGTACAGGGATTGGTCCGGGTTCTTCCTGGATGAGGAGCGCGAATATAAGGACGGCCAGTATTTATTCAAGGCCTTATGCTACTCGGATGCTTTCAAGCTGCAGGACCGCTCGAACCTGTGGCGCGCAGATTACGCCAACCGCTCCGCCTTTACCTCAGCCAAGGCTGAGACCATCCTCAAGACCCTGGCGACCTATAACTTTACATCATCGGCCTCAACTGCCAACGGGCGCAAGGTAGATGGCACCATGACCGGGGTATCCGTTGAGGCAGACGGCGCGAATGGCAATACGATTGATTTTAAATGTGCCTGGGATACCAATATCCTGACCGCCATGCAGAAAGTGGCCAGCATCGGCGGTGGCGACTTCTCGCTTGTCAAGACCGGTGCCAATGCCTGGAGTTTCCGCTGGGGGCATTACAACGTGATTCCGGGCGGCACCTTTCAGTTGGCCGCAGACCGCACAGCGACGGTGATCTTTTCCACCGCCCTGGGCAATATGGGCAGCCCAAAATACAAAAAGATCCGCAGCGGGAAAAAGACCAGTGTCACGGTGGGGGGCCGGGGCGAGGGCGCTGACCGGTTGGTGGAAAACAGAACCGGAAACGGATATTCGGCGGCGAA